GCTTGTCTCTATCGTGGACAGTGACCATAAAATCGTCACTTCTACCGCGATTGGAGACGGACCTGCTGGTCGTAAGACCAGTCGGCCTTCAGCGGATGGAAAGACCGTTCTCACTATTGCCCATCAGGACAGTAATGAGAATCCTGGTTTCTCCACCCAGCGCTCGACGGTCCGTATCGCTCGGAGTTTTACTTCGAGCGATTCGGACGCGGTCGTTACGCCTTATGTGCAATTCACTATGTCCGTCCCTAAAGACGAAGTAAGTGTTGCACAAATCGAAGCGATGGTCAACCAGCTCGTAACGTTCTTGAAGACTGCGGAGAATTCCGCAGAGGCTTCAGTTCATTACGATGGTGATTATTCTTCGATTCCTCGCCTTTGGGCGGGTGAGCCGTAGCCACTAGCGATCACGGTGCTTATCGCACCTCTATGTTCTTCGATGTTAACCATATGGATAACAGGAAGAGCGACAAGGTAATATACCTTGAGATAGTAAGTGCGATGTACCGTGATATAGCCGAATGCTATAATGTAACTAGTAGAGTGCAGAGAATCGAACTCGGAGTAATCCGAGATAGATTCTGTAAGGAGGGTATTAGTTTTTTAACTAAGACTCTCCCGAAGTTCTCTAAGGCAGTTGATACTGCCTTGGGAACCGGAACACGTCTCTCCGTTCAAGGCTTTGCCTTGGACGGTGCAATTCCCCGATTTCTCGGGTGGTTGCTCTTACGTGTATTCGACACTGCAGGATACGAGTTGGATCAACCCGATCCTATAGCGTTCGCGCACTTCAGACAGCTTACACAAGTAATGTATAAGCTGGAGATGCCGTATGACCAGAAAACGGAGGAGTCCGTTATTCAGTCGTTCGTCGAAACAGACGAAGAACTCGCCACGTACTCGGTTCCGCCGAAGCCCAACTTTACGTTGGACATTAAGCGTGACCGGATTCGTGATGACTCTTCTAGTCTCAACGAATGGATTAAACAAGCTCGTAACTTTGTTACGCGTGTTGTTTCGGCAATAGACCCATACTGCATTCAACCGCAGCATGGGCCTGGCGTCGTGTCAACTGGGGAGGATGTATTTGAGAAAACTAAGTTTTCAAGAATATATCCTAAATTGGAGCAAGTCTATCCGTTTTCGGAATGGATGTGCTACAATTTGTCCCATGTTGCCGAGTCTATCACTGATGAGGGCCTCAATACAATCAATGGGGGCGAGGCGACCGCAAAGGTCGTCCTCGTCCCCAAAGATTCTCGAGGACCTCGTCTCATCTCATGTGAACCATTGGAAATCCAATGGATGCAGCAAGGGCTTCGCGCTGTTTTTTACAGCGCGATAGAGAATCACCCGCTAACGAAAGGGTTTGTGAATTTCACAGACCAAACCGTTAATCGGGCTCTCGCTCTTGAGGCGTCTAAGGATGGACAATGGGTTACACTGGACATGAAGGATGCGTCTGATCGGGTATCTTGTGAATTGGTTCGTCACCTTTTCGCTGATCACCCTAAACTTCTAGAAGCTTTACTAGCTACTAGGAGCTCTCAGACTAAA